GGCTCCATCACCAGCGCCGAGCGGCACAAGCAACTGGAGGCGCTCGAGGACGACTTCCGGTCCGGTCGCTACGTCAAGTAGCGGCGCGGGCCGGGACCGTCGCGGGCGCAACCGCCAACCACCAAGAAAGAAGGCAAAGCAATGATTGCGCCTACCGCACGGGTGTACCACAAGATTCCGGATCAGTGGGAGCCCATCATCTATTCCAAGAAGATCGACGAGGTCGTCCACGACAACGTCGTCTTCAACCAGATCTTCAACCGCGACTACGAGGGAGAACTCCGCGGCGTCGGCTCGAAGCTGGTCATCCGTTCGTGGCCCGAGCTGAAGGCCAACGACTATGTCCTCGGCACGCCGATCAACCCGCAGAGGGTGGACGCGCGCTCCAAGGAGGTCGTCGTCGGTCGCGCCTGGGAGCTGTCCATCGTCCTCGACCAGTGGGACCTGATGTGGTCCGACATGAAGGCGTGGGAAGGCCAGCGCTCCAAGAAGATCGGCGTCGCCACCTCCGAGTTCCTCGAGGACAAGTGGTTCGGCGAGGCGTATGCCGCCGCCGCCAACACTCCGTTCACGAAGTGGAACACGGGCAACGACGCGGGCATCAACGGCGGCATCAAGCTCGGCACGGCCGCGCTTCCCGTCGTCCTGACCGCCACGAAGAGCCCGACCGGCACCGGCGAGAAGAACGTGCTCAAGCACATCTACGACATGGACATGGTCCACACCCGCCATCAGGGCGCCTCGTCCGCGACCCGCAAGTACATGATCACCTCCCCCGAGGTGCTCAAGGTGCTCCGCGAGTTCGACGCGTTCGAGCGCACCTCGTGCAACGAGACGCTGGACGTGCTCCTCCGCAAGGACGTGATGAGCTACGGCCGCAACGCGGCGACGGGCTTCGAGATGTACCTCTCGAACCGCCTCGGCGGCACGGCTGGCACGGGCGACTACGCCGGGAAGACGATCTACCCGATCTTCTTCGGCGACACCCGCGCCTGGACCTACGCCGACCTCGTCTCCGAGACCGGTATCAAGGACTCCCCGGACACTCCCGGAGTCTCCTATGAATACCACATCGGCGCGTACGACTGGTTCCTCGCGCAGCCCGAATACTTCGGCGTCTCGTACGTCGCGGTCTAACCAACAGCCAAGAAAGGAAAAACTGAAATGGCTACGTTCACCTACCTCCCCCCCGACCAGGCCCCCGTCACGCAGCAGGGCGTCTGCACCGAGTACCCCGCCGGCTACGGCGGCACGCCCGTCCACTGGGTCGGGCCGCTCTCGCAGATCGTCGCTGCCGCGTCCGGCGTGAAGGTCAAGGTTCCCGAGGGCTTCCAGCCCAAGCGCTACGTCGTGAAGACCGAGGCCCTCGCGCCCCACATCTTCACGAACGGCATGGAGGCTCCGACGGAGCTCGTCTCCGGCGACTCCGTGGTTCTGACCCTGAGCGGCGCGGGCGTCGCGGCCTCCGGCACGCTGGCCTACTCCGGCACCGATGGAACGCCGATGTTCGCCGGTGCGGTTGCGTCCGGCGCTGTTGTCGGCGATGACGCGACCTACGTCACCATCACCAGCTCCGGCTCCGCGTCGGGCGACGTGATGGTCGAGGCGCTGGTCTACTGCGACATCGTGGACCCGCATCCGCCCAAGATGTTCTAGCGAACGTCTCGTCCCCCTCGTGGCGGGGTGTTTCCCCTCCATCACCTCCCGCCCCGTCACGAGGGGGGCTTTCTTCTTCAAACCAAAAGAAACCCGAACCGCAAAGGAATCCTACATGGACTACGACCCCTCTTTCCCCTACCTGATGAGCAAGGAGACTCTTGCCTACTGCCCGAACAACGTCCACGCGTGGAAGCAGTACGGAGACAAGTTCGTCCCGATCACCCGCGAGCAGGCTCTGGACATCGACAGGCGCGGCAGGGCGGCTGGCGTCGACATCCTCCGCGCCGTTGTGGCGCGCGACAACGCCGACGCGCTGCGCCGTGCCGAGGCCGCCATCGGGGCGATGGTCTCAGACGCGCCCTCCCCGGCTCCTGTCGCCGCGGCCGAGGAGGCTCCCGCCGCCGTCGAGACGGAGCCGGACCGCCCGTGGAGCGCCAAGACCATCAAGGGCAACCCGCCCAAGAAGGATCTCATCGCGTTCCTCGAGGGCAAGGGCGTGGCGGACGCCGCCGAGCTGCCCTACGACGAGCTGAAGGCGACGGCTGCGACCTACGACTGGGTCACCGAACACGGGGCGCAGTAGGGAGATGGCGGAGTTCGGCGAGCAGAGGACGTACCGCTGGGCGGTCGAGAGAGCGCGCGAGCTGCTCTCGGACAGGAATCCGGAGCGGTACCGTTGGCTGGACGAGGAGCTTCTCCGTTTCGTGGCGCAGGGCATCGAGGCGCTTGCCTCGGTCCGCCCTGCGTCGCGGTATCTGGGGACGCGGCTGGTGCGCCGTGCGTATCCCGACATCCCGGACCGCGACAAGGCGTTCCCGACGGACAAGACCGACCCCGACTACGAGGAGAAGCGGCAGGCATACGAAGACGCCATCAACGACTTCGCCGACTCTCCGCTGCTCGTCGACCCGCAATGGCACGACGCCCTCGTGGAGTTTGCCTGCTACAAGGCGTACACGATGGACCAGGCCGACGCCGGAAACCTGGCGATCGCTGAGAAGCACTACAAGAAATTCCTTGAGGACTCCGCCCGATGAGCAGCCTTCCACTCGACACCGACCTCGCCGCGAAGAAGCAGCCGAAGGAGCTGTCGGCGGCGAACGCGACCGGGACTCTCGCATCGCTTCTGGACGAGGTGGTGTGGCGGACGCCGGGCTGCTCCGACCTCGAGCGGCGCAAGGCTCTCAGCGAGGCGGCGCGCGACTTCTGCGACCGGACGAACTGCTGGCAGGAACCGGTGCGGTGGCCCGGTCCTCCGCCGAGCTGCATGGGTCATTACCCCATCAAGATGCCGAACGGAGCCGTCGCGCTCCGCATCCGCGAGAACGGGAACTGGATCATGGCGAGGCATACGATCCGGTGGCGCGGGTTCCCCGGTCTGCATCCGCTTTTGGACTGGCGGAGGTTCGATCCGTGGCCTCCGTTCCTGTGCGGCAGGGCTCCGACGCCCATCGTGGCGTTCGCACCCGCTCCGGGCTCGGAGGAGATCGACGAGGACGTTCTGGCCCGCTGGGGCCACGCCTTCGTGGACGGAGCCTGTGCCAAGCTCCTCGCGATGCTGGACAAGCCGTGGGGAGACAAGGGGCGCATGGTCCAGCACCAGCACGCATCGGCCTACTCCGCCGCCGTCGCCGAGGCGCGGGCCGAATCCGAGGGCGCGTACCAGCCGGGGACGGCTCCGGCATACGGACCTCTCAACACCGTTCCGGGGATACCGTTCATCTAGGAGGACGAGCCGAGATGGGATGCCCGTGCAAGGACAAGGCGAAGAAGGCGGCGGCTGCCGAACAGGCAGCTGCTCCGGCTGTTGCGTCTCGTCCCGCCACGTCCGTCCGGCTCGAGCTGACCGTGCGCGGGGAAGGGCATCCACTCGCGTGCGAGGACTGCCTTGCCAAGCACGTCGGCGTAGCCTACGTCCTGTCGTCCGAATGGCTCGAGGACGAGACGCGCAAGACGGAGCGCCTGCTCTGCATCGCGAACCTCCAATGCGCCGCCGAACACGCGGAGGCGCTCGGGAGGAAGAGCCTCGCGTCGCTGATCGACGAGGCGCGCATCCTGTTTGGGAGGAACGGCGACACGGGCAAGCTCATGCTCGTCATCGACGAACTGTGCGGCGCGGACGAGTGGAAGCGCCAGCGGCTCGTCGCCATCGGGCACATGGCGGCGGCGGAGCAGGCCATGAGACTTTGCGACGGCGATTCGTTCGCCGATCGCGTGCGTGCCGTCCGGCTGGACTGGACGGCCGAAACGAGACTTCCCGCCACGGGTGTGGCGAGCGAAGAGACAATGAACAATGAACAGGAAAAGGAAGTCCAAAAATGACTGACGAATCCAACACGAACACGCCCGACTACCTCGGGCAGGGAGTCCGTGGCCCGCTCTGGACCACGGCTGGTGTCGGCATCGGCGCTGCGGCGCTGTATGCCTTCAATACGCTGCTCCGCGGCCTCGGCGGCGGGATGCCTCCGCCCAACGGCGGCAATCCGCCCTGGGCCCGCGACCTGACCTACGAGCGCGAGCTGACCGAGGCCAACGCCAAGGCCGCCGCCCTCGAGGCGAAGCTCGACTGCCGGGCCGAGATCCTCGCCAGCGAGCGCCGCTACGAGGACAAGTTCGACGCCATCGAGAAGCAGCTCTGCGACCAGCGCGTCCACAACGCCACCAACGACGGCGTCGTGGCGGGCATCGCCGCGCAGACCGCGCAGCTCCTGAAGATGACGAGCCCGTACATCGTGCAGCCCGTCATGGCCGCGTCCGAGGCCGCGCTGAACTTCGTCCCGTCCGCGTTCGCGGCGGCGAAGACGGCCGGCGCCTCGACGGAAGCCGCCGGAGCGTAGCGACACCGGCCCCCTCCGGTTCAGACAACCCGCTTGGCCCGGAGGGGGCCACCTTCCGAAACCACCAAACCACTTTCAGCATGACCATGAAATTCGAAACCTTCAACGAGATCACGGAGAGGTTCGTGAAGAGCAACCTCATCCAGCAGACGGACAAGCCGACCACGCGCTTCCTCATGGGGATGGCGCTCGGCTC